GGAAACCGCCAATAAGATCGTCTTCATCTGTTTCAATAGTAATGTTTACACGAATAAGTTCTCTACCCAACTGAGCACATGCTTGCTCTATAGAGAATGTTTTACCGTTACCTGATAACCCTGTAACGAATGTAGGGTAAAACATTTCGGACTGAATGATTTTCCGAATGTCATTATAATTACCGAACCTTACAAAAGAATCATTTAATTCTGGTACAAGGTTTTGTTTTTGTACAGTTTTTTCTAGTTTTTCACGTGCTTCTTGAATAGTAAGATCCCACTTACCAATACTATGTTTGTAAGTTTTAAGACGTTTCTTAACTGTAGAAAGAGAGCAGTCAAAATGCTCTGATGCTTCTTGAAGATGCATCGTAGTTACTTCAGTACCACACTTGTTGGTAAGGTAAGTAACTATGTCTTGAGTTGAGACAGGAATAGGAGCGAAAGGCATGATAAAAATTGTTTGTGTATGTTTATATTGTAGTAGCAAATGGAGAGTATGTCACCCCCCATTGTGCCAGTTTGTCAAGCGACCATTGTAGCAAAGGAAGATAATACTTTCTTATTTGCTGCCTTGGACTTGAGTGACTTTTTAAATGCTGCTCTAATTTGTGCAGTAGTTGCATCTTGAGCAACTTCAAAGTCATCAGATTGATTCAACGAGGTTGAAGCAATGGCATACATGGCATCATAACCTGTAGTATTTAAGATAGCAGACCTTTCTTTTGCCCACTTCTTTTTGCTGGTTTCAGAATAATTACCAGTATAGTACCAGTGAACACTAGATACGTCACGTGATTCTACCACACGATATGAAATAAAGTTAACACTAGGGAAGTTATCTTTTAAATTACAGAGAAGAGTTTTAGTAACACTCGTTTCCCATTGATGGTCATAAAAGGATTTATATGTACGACCTTTTTTAAAGTCACGAAGTTGACAATTACTACCTACATTTAGTTTACCAAATTCCCTTTCTGGAAAGTATTCTTCATTCATACGAACAACACGACCAATACCATTAGATTCACCGTCAGTTAAAAACACTGTATTGACTTTATCAACTCCAGTATTTTCTATAAACTTAGGTAGAACTTTATGAAGTGCCACAATAGTTTCATTAAGAGGAGTTCCAGAAAGAGATAATCCAAGAGGAATCATGTCAGATCCATAGAAACGAGTGAAAGAAGAAAGACGCCACAAGTTTAAACAGTCATTCTCAAAATCAGAATTAGAACGTGTATGAGACAATATATTAAGAAGACGGAATGACTTGTGTAGGTACAAATCATCTTCTTTAAGATCTTGAATTTCTTTCAAAATCTTTTTATCAACTGATTCAAAATCCTCTTCACTAGGAAGAAATTCATATGTAAAAGCATAAACCTCAAAAGGAATATTAACTTTTTTACAGAACCACAATAAATTTAAAAGTTGTTTTACAGTATCATTTATAACATTGTACATAGAACCAGACCAGTCAAGAACAAAAACTAATCCATGATTCTTACCTTCAGGAAGAATAGTAACCTTCTTAAAAAGATCTTCATTAAACTTGTAAGTATGAAGTTTAGTACAATCTAGAACACCAGTTTTAGAAACTGCAGATCTAGAATAAGCATCTGCAGATTTTTTCATTTCAAATTCTTTTACAAGATAGTTAACACCTTTGATAGCACTCTTCTTGTATTTACGGTAACTTTGTTCATTTCTTTGAAGAATTCTAGAATTGTATTCATAAGAATCTCCACTTGTTGGATCAGTAAACCTTTCACTTTGATAAAAATCAGTAATGTAATTTTGAAGTTTATCACAATCTACAACAATTCTGTCAATGTCAATCTTGTCAGGTACAGACAAGTAAACAGTTTCTTGAGAACAACTATCAATTAATTGTTTTTGATTCTCTTGGAAAGCAGAATCTGTTGCAGATTCAAACTCATTAGTAAAAGTTTCACCACCAGTTTCTGATGAATCACCTTCAATAGGAACTTCTGTATCACCAAGATCATTTTTGTAATTAGGATCATCAATGTCAGCGTCCTCTGAGACCCCTTCAGAATCGTTTGTAATAGGGTTCTGCTCAGAAGAAGATGTTTCTACATCAAAAGGAGTACTATTTGATTCTTCATTTTTATTATTTTTATCTATATTCTCTTGCTTTACTTTTTGAGGAACAGGTTCTTGTTGTGTACTTTTAAGGTAATCATAGATGTCTTTACTCAATTCAAGAACTTCCTCCCATGTTTCAACATTACCAGTACGATTAACAAATGGTTGTTCTTCAGAAGAAAACTCAATCATATGGTAAGCACCAATTTTATAATAAAGATTGAGACGATCAATAAATGACATAGAAGACATGTCTTCATTTTCTAACATAAAGAAGTCATCGTCATTTAATTCTTGATATCCATTGTAAAAAGTTTTACATAATCCAGGATAACGACGTTTCATAAGTTTCTCAATACGAGCATCTTCAACAACGTTAACAAAACTTGCAGGGACTAAAAGATAGTCACCTTTTTTCCAATCTACATTAGGAGTATAAAGTGCATGACCAACCTCATGACCTACTAATAAGTCATATACTAAGGGTGATGCTTTCTCCCACATAGGAAGAGTAAGAACACGTTTTTCTACATTAAAAAATGCAGTACTTACTTTACGGTGTTCAACAATCAAGTTCTCTGTTGCCAAAAGTTTAGCAAGAGTTTCTTTGATTTCAAATTTCATGTTACCTCTTTAACTAAACATATAGTAACAAGAAAGGACCACCTTGTCGGCAGTCCTTGTGACACTTATTTAACTGTCTGAAAAGGTTTAGAAAAATTCTTGACCTTTTTAAATTGAATAACATTATCAAACTTGTCATGAAGCATGTCTTCTTTGTGTGATATGATAAAGACATTGTTACCATCATTGACAGTTCTGAGGATATTTATAAAGTCGGTTGTACCATTTACATCTAGAGAACTATCAAAAATTTCATCAAGGATTAATATGTTTGTGTTAACAGAGTTTTTAAGTTTAGCAACTTCTCTCCAAGTAAACAATAGTGCAAGGTCAATCCTCATCTTCTCACCTTCAGAGAATGATGCATATGAAAACTCATCTCTATATCTGGATTTGATTGTTTCATTAAACGTATCATCAAGATTAAAGTTAACATAAAATTCAAGTTCTTGAAGATGTTTATTAATAAGATTATTCATTACAGGAAGATACTTCCTAATAATTGTACTCTTAACACCACTATCCTTAAGAATATCAGAAATAATTTTTAACTCTGTAGAACGTTTACCAACTTGCCTACGTTGAATTTCTTGACTTTTACCCTGTTCAATAAGGGTTTTCATTTTTTCACGTTCACGATCTACGCTATCAGTATTAGATTTTAGGGATTTAATTTGATCCTCAGTTTCTTTTACTTTATTTTGTTTCCACTTAATAGTAGATAAACAATTATTAATTTTATTCTGATTGTGAGATATCTTTTTTTGAAATGAATTACGTTTACTTAAGTTATCACTCAAAGTTTTCTCTTTAGTTTCAATATCAGTTAAAGCAAATTCAAGTTTAGATATCTTTTTATTACTAACCTTAATGTTTTCATTTTTAAAATCCTCAGTAATTTCTTGATTACAAGTAGGACACACATCATTAGAAGTTAAGAATTTAATTGTACTTTCCATATCTTTTATCTTAGATCGAAACTTAATATTAAATTCATTTAACTTATTAATTTCTTCTTGAGGACTTGGAAATTCATTCATATTCTTAGTCAGTGTATCAATATTTTCCAAATAACGATCCAGTTCACTTTGATTAGATTCAATCTCAAGTTCCATTTTATTAATTTCCTCTTCCCAAAGCACCACATTATCTTGACTTTGTTTCTTTAAATCTTCAATAAATCTTTTTTGGACATCAACCTTGTCTTTTAAAATAGAGATAGCATGATCAATTTCAGACACTGCCTCCTTATTTTCTTTAACTCTATCTTTAAGAATAGTGTTCATTGTTGAGAAAATTCTAATATCTAAAACGTCCTCAATAACTTCTCTACGACCTGGAGCAGATAATTGCATAAAAGGAACAAACGTAGAAGATCCAAGAACTACAATTTGTGTAAACGATTTATAATTTAACTTAAGAACGTTTTGTTCAAACCATTTTTGTTGGTCTGTTGCAGATGCACTTTGATTTAATTGTAAACCATTTTTATAGATTTCAAAGATAAGTGGTTTCATGCCACGATTTATTTTCCATGCAACCTTACCAATGTTAAATTCTATTTCTACCTTACAGTCAGCAAGGTTTACAGAGTTAACTAATTGTGATTTATTAATTTTTCTAAATGGTCTATTGAATAATCCAAAACAAAGTGCATCTAATATAGTAGATTTTCCTGCACCATTTTCACCAATGATTAAAGTTCTGTTATGTTTATTAAGATTAATTTCAGTAAAATTGTTTCCTGTACTCAGGAAATTTTTCCATTTAATAGTTTTAAATTCAATCATCTTGATATGGTGGGATAATAATGTCGTCAGGTGTTACTATACAGTATGAATAATTATTTTGTTTACAAATGTGAAGAGCAACGTCATCTTCTACTTCTACTACAGTCATTTCAGGATAATCTTCTGCTGCTAAAAGAATAGAATGTCTCTCAGCATCATCTTGATTAGTGAATAAGTATAGAATACTTTGCCTATTAAATATAGGAGCGTATGCTCCTTCCGATTCTTTTCCTTTAACAGTAAGTATATACATTATTCTAATTGTAACGATTCTGAGTAAATAGATCCTATAATTGATTTCAGTGTATCTTTATCTTCGTAATCAATCTCCTCTATGTAATTTTCTAAGAATGAAAGAGTTCCTTCAACTTCAATATCACCAGTGGGATTAATTTCTTCTTGAGTGTTATCAATAATTTTAAGATCATGTACACCTGTTTGATAAAGACGTTCAACTAAATTATCGTATGCATAATAGTTAGTTCTTTTTTCAACAATAAGTTTTACATATTTATTGTTACATTCAGTTTCATCTATTGTATCAGGATCTACTACTGTATCATCATAATAAATTTTAGCAAACATATTATAAGGATTTTTAATAAATTTAAGTTTAGTAGTTTCAGTGTCAAATAAATGGAAACCTCTAACATCACCATAGTCATTCCAATACATTTGATATGGATTACCTAAGTAATAGATGTTTTCAGAATGTGATCTATGATGAAAGTGTCCAGTAAACACTTTTTTAAATTTTGAAAATACTTCTCTATTCATTCCATGATCCATGTAATAACCCTGATGTGCTTCAAACCCAGAGAGTTCAAGATGACCCATACAAATATTTGCTTTAGTATTTGAGATAACATCATAGGTTTCTGTTTCATTCTCTACACAGATCCAAGGAATAAAACATATGTCAAGACCACCTATGTTAAGAGTTTCAGGTTTTTCAATTAAATGAACGTTTTTATATTCTTGAAGTAATAAGTTAATAGCATTAATTCCAAGAGTATTTTTATAATAAGCAGTATGGTTTCCTACTACAGTATAAACCTTTATTCCTCTATCTGATAGAAGATCATAGTAATTTTTCTTTGCCCAATCTAATGACCAAAAATCAATTGCTTTTCTATTATCAAAAGTATCACCTAAATCAAGTACTGTATTAATTTTGTTCTTATCTAAAAAAGGAAAGAATACTTCTTCATAAAATTTTCTCATATAGTCATGAAAATCTTGACTACCCTTTCTCATACCAAAGTGTTGGTCTGTAATAATAACAACTTTCATTACTACCTCATTTTTTGCTCAAGTGAATTTTTAATTTGTTCATATGAAGAGTCACATCCATGTTCGTCAGCAGTAAATACCTCACTATATCCTGACTTCTCAATTATTTTGTTTTTAATATCTACCTGTTTCTTTTCTTTCTGTATCCTACGTAAAAATGCATAGTAAATAATTTGTGTAAAATAAGCAAAAGGGTTTTGTGATTTCTCTGGATTAAAGTTATCTATGTAAGTAATACAGTTCTCAATACCATCACCAATCATATCATCTTTAAACATATAGTTGACAAAATTAGGTTTGTATGATAGATGCTGTGCAATTTTAAGAAAGCATCCTCCTATATACTCACCCACAGGCGGTTTCTTCTCTCCCTTTTCCTTCGCTGCTGCCACCTTATCTTTATACTGAATAATAGCGTGAAGGAAATCCTTATTGTTTACATAATGTTCTTTTGCTCTACGCATCTTTATAAATTGGATTTCTCACCATATCATAACATATTTTAAGGGACTTGACAAGTACCCTGGATATGTGTATAATAACCTTGTCAAGGTTCAGAAACAAACTATAGCTTTAAAGAGATAAGTTAATCAGAGTTATCTTTAGTATAAGATTCAGAATTCCACAGGTATTCTAAAAGATCTATTGCATCGTCTAAGTCAGAAATAAGACCGAGGTCTCTATCTAACGGCACCTGTCCCTGTGTCCTTCTAGGTTTTGGTAGGGGTATTTGCCTTTGTCTGTTTGTTTCATTGAATTCTAACTTCTGTAAACTATGATGATAGAACGCAATAACTTCTTTACTTACCTCTTTAAATGCTAGTATATCTTCTCCATTAATAATAAACTCATCCTTGTGGGCGAGTTTCATCCATAACTTAATTTTTAATCCTTGAATAATGCCAGGAATATCTAACTCTTCTACTCCAATAGGATTTTTAACTTTAATATAATCTTCTTCTGGACAAGTTTCTGTGACAATAGTCAACATCTCCTCACCATTTTTTAGTTTAATACTTGCGTAAAATTCTTGCATACTACTTTCTGAATTTAATGTTTACAATTTCGTAATCAAAATTTTCTTGATTGTAAATCTTAATCCTTTCAAATAAATGATTTAAGGTATAGTTCGGTGACTTATCATTATTACTAATGTCATCAGCGATGTCATACAATACAGCACTATTCTTGTTTTCTCCTTTTCTAAGAACTCTACCAATAGATTGTAGATTTCTTATTCTTGATTTAGATGGTGATGCAAAAATAATGTTATGTAATTTTTTGATATTAATACCTGTTGAGAAAGTTCCGTAACTTGCGATGATAACTGCATTAGATTCCTTTTCGGTAATTGCTCGAATTTCCTCTCGGTCTTTTACATTAACACCACCATGTACAAAGAAAATCTTTCTACCAGGTTTTGCACTACTATTTATCAGATCAAAAAGTGGTTCGCCGTGCTTCTCCACGTAATTAAAGAGAATCAATGTGTTACCTGAAAGGTCTAGTGCTAAGTTTTTAATGAAGTTATTTCGTCGTTCATGAGTAACAAGATACTCTATCTCGTCTTGATATGACTCAAATTTTTGATGTGGATGTTTTAACACTAAGACCTTTATCTTTAAACGTGATAAGTGCCCTTGTTTAATTAGTTCATTAGTGTTTGTAATCTTTTCGTAAGGACCGAACAAACCTTCAAGAACTAGTTTATTTGTTTTACTACCATCTAAAGTTCCTGTAAATCCAATACGATACTTTGCTTGATAACATTTTGTAAGAATATCTGTTAGTGACTTTGCTTTAAAAAGGTGTGCCTCGTCACCAATAACTGCAGTAAACTCTTGAAAAAATGTTTTCTTTTGTTTGTATACTGACTGCCATGTAGTAATTGTTATAGGTTTATCAGTAATTTTATCATGACCAGCATATATTCTATGACAATACTGTTCGGAATCCCAACCATAATCTCTAAAATCTTTGTACATCTGTTCAACCAAAGAGGTTGTAGGTACAACTATCATAATCTTTTGTCCTGTCTCTTGTAAGAAACGAACAATAGAATAGATCATGAATGACTTTCCTGATCCCGTAGGAGATACTATTAACTTTCTTCTCTTTCTTAATGCTTCGTATATGGCAGAGTATTGATAATCTCTTACTTTAAGTGTAGTAAATCTTTTTACATACGATTTTACACCTTCGTATGAAACTAATTCATCTTCTGCATCTGGTAATCCATAGTATTGACTCTCTGCAAAGTCATAAACATATCCTCGTTCTTCGCAAAACTGTACCAAATAATCTTTTAGACCACAATATAGTTCCCCCGTACCTGGTGAGAATAATCTTATCTTCCCATCCCAGTACCTTTTCTTATAGGAATCCATGAACTTTGCTTCTGGCACATCAAAGGTGAAGTGATCAGATAGTTCATACCCTATATGAGGAGGTACTTTTAGTTGAAGGTATACTTCGTTTTTCTTTTTAATAAGAACATCACTCATCTAAACCCTTTGTATATTTCGCCCAATCAATCGCATTCTTTATTTGGAATGAACGATTGTTGATATTATTTATTATCTCTTTTAACGTGTTTTCAACTTTTTCATAGTAATCTAATACTGCTTGGGATTTAATAACTTCTTCATCTCCTTTAATGTATAAAGGAACTTCTGTTTTAATAATCCTATCATCAGGAGCAGTTTCTTCTCTACCCATATAAAAACTGTGTTTTCTAAGATACAGTTGGTTATGCTTATATTCTTTTTCTTTTTTAATTAATTGAATTTTTAAATACTTCTCCATCCATTTTGCATGTAAGATAGGTATTCGTCTTGCTTCATCGAATAAATCGTCACCCATAACAGCGTCACTACGCCATTCATTAAGAAAATCATTGTGTAGGTTCATAAAGTAAGTTCCGTGTCGTTTTTATTTGTGAGTTTAAAGTATACGTATCTAAACGTTGCTTCTGCAATTAGATACTGTACATCAGTTTGATCTGTAGAAAATTCTAATGTACTAAGTGATATGGGGGCAGCATCTACAAATTGACATTTGAATGATGTGTTAAAGTTGCTAGTAAGAATTCTAAGATATAGATCAATAGTGTCTAAGTCATCATTTCTAAAATCTTTATCTCTCATTTTTTGTGCAAAATTATACCATTGATCTGATCGTTGAGGATATGTAATACCAACCATCCAATTATGAATAAATGAATAATTAGTACAATCTTCATCTACTAGAAACCTAACAGTCAAAGTTTCATAAGTTAATTTGTCACCAGACAATTGAAAATCATTGAGTGGAGTTGCTTGTAGTGGACCACCCATTGAAATACCAGGGATATTTGCACTTACACATTGGAAAGCAACAGCAGAAAATCCAGGAATATCTAATTGAAATCCAGTAGGTGCTAAAAAATTTGTGTTACATTGAGTCATTATAGATCTCTAAACCATGGGTGAGGAATTTGTCCGTATAGAAAACAAGAACTAAATCTGTATTTTATGTTATTGGGTATATATGCTGTATGTGATCTTTTAAATTCATAGATTGTTAACTTCCAAGGTAGTGCAGGTGCTTCACCTTCATACTCATATTTAAATTTTTCAAGAGTTTCTTTAGAAAGGTTTGGAAAATTGTTAGTAACTATTCCTTTAGATAATTTTATATACTCAGGATATAATGGACTATCTTTAATTGTAAAATCATAAAATAAATTCCAATCACCTCCAGGTTCTTTTGTCAAATCACCATGAAATTTGTAGAACCTAGTAGAACTTTCTTCAACATTATCACACATAAAATAGTTAGCAACAATACCTTCAATACAATCACAGCAATCATTATGAGGTAAACCCGCTGTTCCTCTGCATTTTAACTTATCTGCTTCATATAAATTTAACCAACCTAAACCTAGATCATCAATGTATGGTCGTTTAGATTGACCAACAATTTGTTTATAGAATGGTTTTAAAAGATTTAAAGCAACATTTTGAGTGTCATAAGTTTCTTCAGTAATATTAACTTGAAAAGGATTGTTATGTGCCTGTACCTTAATATTACTTTTATTACGTTTTTCACACCATTTTACATATTCATCAATACCAGATTTAAAAGGATTATGAATTACCCAATATCCTGGTTCATGATATGTATACTTTATTTCAGAAAGAGGAGTTAACTCAAGCATACTAATAACTATTTTAATTATTTATAGCATAAAAAAAGGACCCCGTAGGGTCCTTGAGAAATATGCAATACAAGAGATTACATAAGGTTTGAAACAGATACTCTTCTGTAGTATGCGTTTGTGGAGAGGTTACCAGCAGCAAGTGGGTTGCTGTCTGAAAGTGCGTCCTCACCTTTAGCAAATGGGTTAAGAACCATGCCGTAACGTGTCTTAAACCCGATGCGTGGTTGGAAGTCGTCCTGACCGACGCTACGTACCATCTGTAGAGGTACATATGGGCAATAGAACAGTCCAGCATCATAAGGTGAAGTACCTTTGTAACCGATAACATAGTACTGATTACCAGAAGTACCAGAAGCAGCAGATCCACCACGAGTAATAGTTGCATATGGGTCAATGTAGACACGATAGCGACCATTTAGAACACCAGCAAATGTGTTACCAGTTTCATCAACTGCAAGGCGGTTGTTGCCCTCTAGAGCAGGTGCGTAATCAAGTACGCCTGCCATTGCTAATGCAGAAGCAACGTCAGCAGAGCACATGATCATGTTGCCCTTTCCTCTACGAGTTTCACGTGCGATTGCGTTTGCATCTCTTTCGATCTGGAATAGAAGTCCTTTGAACTTCTCAACTGACCATCTACCGTTGGAGTCAACGTCTAGGTCAAAAGTACCAGCAGTAGCAGTGTCATGTTGAGCACCACGTTTAGCGGACTTGTAGATAGTTCTAACAACTTCTCTGTTGATCTCAGCAAGAATCTCAGATGAAAGAATGTTTGCCAATTCTGACTCAGCATCCAATCCGTGAATTGCACGTAAATCTTGAGCAAGTTCAATACTGTAATCTGCCTTTAGTGCTCTTGACTTAGCAGTAACAGAAATTTTCTCGATTGAGAAACCCATCTGACGGAAGTCAGGTGCAGAACCGTCACTGTCAAGACCTTCAGAATCTTCTGTTCCCATAGCACCAGGGGCACCATAGTAACCTTGAGCAGTTGCTTCGTTAGAACCAGTGAATCCATCGTTTAGAACTGCAGGGTTGTTTCCTGATAGTGCATCAGCAGCACCAGAAACATCGTTAGCACCCTGAGTACCAGATTGGTTAGGATTAACTTCGTTATAGAATGTCTCAGCGTTAGTAACTGCAGGACCATCATAACGTGCTCTCATTGCAAAGATTAGTCCAGTAGGACCACTCATTGGTTGTACGCCTGCTAAATCGTATGCCACCAAGTTAGGCATAGCACGACGTATTAGAGAGATAAGAACTGGGTCGAAACCAGCAACAGGACCAGCAGCGGTAGCATCAGAACTGAAACCAGCGTTGCCTGAACCTGCACCAGCAGCAGCATTTGAACCAGTGCTCATTGTTGGAATTGCTTCAGATAGAATCTGACGCTCTTCACGAATCACTCTTTCTTGGTTTTCTAGAAGAATAGATGTGACAGCTTTCTTGTAGTTATCTTCAATTTTTGGAAGATCACCATGCTCAAGAACAGGTGCCCACTTCTCCTGGAGTTGTTGGGATAAACCTAACATTTTTTTATTCCTTAAGTAAAAGTAAGTGGTAAATAATTATTTCCCGTAACGGGCGATTGCGTTTACATACGCAGACATCGGACCCTCTACAGGGGACGCAACTTCACCAGTTGCAATGTCTTCCTTCAATTCAACTTTTGCTTTAGGGAAATAAGATTCCTTAATAGTTTCTAGTTTTGACTTGAAGGATTCCTCAGATTCAAACTCAACACTCTCAGCAAGTGAAGCGAACTTCTCTGCTTGAGTATCGGCAAGACCTTTAGAAACTTCGGTTACAATTGACTCTTTAACAAAAGAGTTAACTTTACCGTTGAGTGACACGTTTTTATCAATTTGCTCATTGAGCTTTTCTTCCATTTCATCAAGTTTGTCTGTCATCTCTTGCATAACATCATATTTCTCTTCAGGTAATTTTACATAATTTTCTTCAAAAAGATTTTTCATGCCGTCCATGAAGGACTGCATCATTTCGATTTTGATACCGTTGTGGAGTTCGATTTCATTTTCTTTCTTCCACTCTTCGGCAACATAGTTGAGGAACTTGTCCATCTTCTCAGCAAGTTCTGTCTTAACAGTATCAACTTGCTCAGAAAGACGTGCCTCAAATGATTCTTCAATCTTCTTAGTTTCTTCAGCAATTTTTGCTTTAACTGCTGCTTCAAAGATTGTTTTTGTTTTTTCTTTAAACTCCTCAGAAAGTTCTTCTCCAGCGATAAGAGCATTTACATCCTCTTCAACGCTAAATTCTGGTTCAGTAGTTTCTGCAACTACTTCTTCCTCAGAAGTTTCTTCTTCCTTTAATTTACCAGGAGCAGCATCACCTGGTTTAGCGTTTTTGGTCACATGACCGTCGCTAACCTTTGATGTACCCTTATTGGCAATCTTAGAGGAATCGTTATCCTGCTTGTAATTTTGGTTGGTAGGACCACCCAAATCTTCTTTAGAAGAATCTTGTGGAGCAGGGATAGTAGCAGCTACCATAGGATCTGCTTTGCCAGCACCATCAGTTGGTGCCTTCTCCTCAAGAGTTTCTTCAGTGAAATTTTCAAATTTCTGGTCAACTGATGCTGACATGTGCTAGTTCTCCTTATTAATAATTCTGTAGTATTTGCTATAATTTATTTATACATTACAGTCCTTTCAAGAACTGTTTAAACGCGGAAACTTTGCGTTCTTGAATGTTATGTAAAGTTGCTTGATCTAATTCTTTCTTTATAGAAGAGACATATTTCTCTTGTAAAACACCATTATTCCATACCCATTCTTTACCTTCCATAATACCTTCAACAAAAGCATCAGGTGCAGAAGGATCCGCTACAATATCTGCAGCAGTAGAGAGCATAAAATCATCACGGACATAATTTACTCCGCTTCTTTCAATAAGTGATCCAACACCTCTAGACGATACTCCAAGTTTGACTCCTTCACCAAGAAGTGATTTAGCAATCTTACCCATGGGAGTATCAAGAATTTTTGCTTTACCAATAAAGTTAAGACCTTCTTTCTTTAATGAAACAATTTTATGGGACACACGATCCAAATTAACGGTTGGACCTTCAGGATGACCAAGTTCTCCTAGTGCACGATCTTTAGAAATATAAGATTCGTTATATCTGTGAACTTCTTTTTCAAGAATATTCACGGGGTATACACGTCCATTTCTATTTTTGATGTCAGATTGTAAGAAAATTCCTTCGATGAAGTGGTTCTTTTTAGATCCTTCTTCCTCTACAATGAATTGTACTGCTTCAATCTGTTCCCTGATCAGTTTCATCTTCGGTTTGTTCGGGTTCGTTTTCTAAATGGTTAAACATATTAGCACCAACCTTTTCTTTTTCAAGAGTAAGAATTTGTGCTGCCTTGTTCATAATCATATCTTTTACAGCGTCAGAAGCATCAGCAAGTTGATCCTTCATAACCATATCAACGATTTTAGTGGGTTCCATTATTTAACCTCGTTATTATTTAGTGTTTACGTTTCCTGACGCTTGAGACGCAGGAGGATTTTTCAAGTTTTTCAAATTAACTTTTTGAGTTTCCATATCAATTTCTGCGGTTTCTTTCTCTTGAGCAACCGCATCAAGTGGATCAAGAACTTGACCTGCCTTGATTTCATTATTTATCTGGTCTTGCATTTCAACAATTTCTTGCTCAGTAAAATGCAATAGTTGACGCATAACATAATCTTGAGAGAAGTACTTACCAACATAGAGATCTACTTTGTCTAGAACTTCCATCTTCTTCTCCAACATCTCAAGATCTGCAAGTTCAGCAAACTGATTATCATAGAGATAATCATACTGAATATGCTCTTTCATATCTTCCCAATCTTCAGGTGCAATAACACCTTTGAGGATTAATTGTGTTTTAAGAAGATCATGCAATAGGTCAGAAAATTTCTTACGAAGACGACCTACAAATTTTGTAAATTTAATTTCGTCTCTATTGATTTCTTCTGACTTACCTAGATCAAATGACTTATCACTTTCTAATCTAGAAGGCGGAACGTTGAGTGCCTTATAGAGTTGAGTTTGGAAATATTTGATATCTGTTAATTCACCAAGATTTTGCCCACCAGGAAGTGTAGTAATTTCTGTACCACGTCCTCCTTCACGACGAGGTAACCAGAAATCCTCAAGCAAACTCATGTGTTTTTTATCGTCACGTATTTCTCCAGTGTTAGAGTCATACACCATTTTATTTCTATACCGTGACATTACATCACGTAAGTATTGTTCCGCTTTTATCTTAGGAAGATTACCAACATCAATGTAAAAAATTCTACGTTCTGGTGCTCTTGATAATCTATAGATAACAATACTATCTTCAAGCATTCTAAGTTGATTTAGATACTTGATTGCTTTATGAATATAACTCAGGGTCATATTTCTACCCTGATCTACAATACCTGATGGGACATATGTAATTGCATCTTTTGCAATTTTAATTCCCTGATTAGTATTGTTTACACCTTTTGCATTATAAACAAAAAATTCTGTGGTTTTACCGTAATCGTATTTGTTAAATTGATCTGCATCTACCGCTGGTTTTTCTACCAAACGTACCTTTTTAATTTTAAGAGGATCAATATAACGAAGTTCTAGTAAACCTTTTGAAGGATCTTCTAAATCAATAACTTTATGATAAAATAATCTACCATCGACGTACCAACGTCTAAAGATTTGATGTGCAGATTTATCAAAATCAAGGAGACGTTTGACATGATCAAACTCTTCTCTCATTCTATTTTTAATTGATTCAGATACCTCTAGATTAGATAGTTCCAATTCTACAGGACTATCATCTTTGTCAGTAACAATTGCCTCATTTGTTACATCTTCAATAGCACTATCAACCTCAGGTTGTAATGCCATATCTCTATAACGACGAATGAGATTAATCTCGTCACGTTTTTTTGTGTCATCAAGATCTACATAATGACCAAACCATCCACCATAGGGAGTAATGGTAGATGATGCGTCATTGTCAGTAGGAGGAACAGGGGAGGTTGCTGCCTTCGCTTTCTTTTTAAGATCTTCACCTTGTATTGAAAATCCAAATAGTTGTGCCATTCAATAATAAATGAAATTAACCGTTGTTATTATTTAGACGAGTTAAAATTGAGTCGTAAGATCACCAGATCCAACAGAGAAGTTACCAGCACCAACATCCATGTATTGATATTGGAATTCAACATCAAATTCTTCAATCTGATCGTTGCTGTCATATGCAAGATTAATTGCACTAACGTTAGTTGGCCAAGCACCAATAAGATGATACTCTCTTAAAATTTCATCTTTTGTATCTTTTGCTTTTTGCTGAACAACTAAATCAGAAAAATATGATCCAACTCCTCCGATTGCACCAAAATCAAGAGTACCAACATTCTCATCAGTTTTGTTTGCAGCATTAATCCACAATTCAAATGCTCTTCTAAGATTAAAATCTTTAGTATTATAGAACGTTGCAGTCCATGCTTCAAAGGTTCTGTCTCCAGGAATTTTAAGGAAACGACCTCTAAAAGGAACTTCAATAAGTCCTTGTGTGCTTGCAGGAAGTGCAGCAGATCTACAAAGAAATGATGAAAGACCTTCTAAACTAGTGCTTCCTGATCCTAACCCTTCAGTGTTTCCAATAATGTTAGGAAAGTTAATCTGAACATTAAACAGGTTAGGGCGTACCCCACCTCTTAATGAATTCTTAAAATCGTTAATGTTACGTGTTGCCATTGGTTTCTAATCTCCCGTGTTAATAATAGTAAACGATCATCTAGCGATAACTTCAGAGAAGTCAATGCCAGTTCTTGTTGCAGTGAACGTTAACGTAATAAAGTTAATCGAACGTGCAGGTTGAATATAAATTTCAGCGAGAAACTCATTCGCATCAATAACAGTAGGAGTGTTATTGGTCTCATCACATACCACTAAGAAATCAGTAATACCCCTTCTGGATTGTACGTCGCGAAGGAATGGTTCGACGATTGCTCTAAATACACCTCTGGTTACTTCATCGTTAATTTCAAATAGTTGTGCCTTTGCTGCTTCCTCAATTGCTCTTTCAACAGTAAGGAATAGTTTACGGACGTTAATTCTATCAAATGCAGATGGAGTTGAAAGTGCGGTTTTATCTCCAAAGAGAACTGCACCCTGTCCAGGGAATGATACGATAGGATTAATTCTATGTGAATACAATTCATCTCTATCGCTCTTGCTTGGGTTCCATGCAAGTTTTGCTAAGTTACGGATACCACCTCTAGAGAATCCAGCAGGTGAGAACCATGGTTCGTTTCTAATTGCAGTATCTGCTACTAAACCAGCAATGTCAGTATTGCAAGGAATGTACTTATATACATCGTTCCAACGATCATATACGTACTTATAGTTTCCGTCAAGAACAAGGTAAGAATTACTAGAAACATCAGAGAAGAATGATTTTAAGTTTTTAGTAATGTCTGAGTTTGATGCAACGTTTCCATCTCCAGCAATAATATTTGCTTTGTGTGCAGAACCGAATGCTATACAATCTTTTCTTTCTATAGCAATAGATGCAATGTTGTTAAGTTTTGATTTAGTATCTGATTCACTTAAACCACATGGACCCATAAGAATGTAATCAATAGTGATATTTTCTGTATCTCTAAACAAATTGTATGCAGCATTTAAATCACCAACACTTACAACATACTCATTAGCACCAGTGCTATAGTTTACACCATTTGCTAAAGAATAATCAGTAGAACCTTTGGGTTTAAATCCTAGAGAAGAAGTTTTTGTTTGATATTCATATATGCTATCTCCTACATATACAAATTTAGATGCAGCAGAAACTATTTTCTTATAGAAATTAGCACCACCTTGTGCTCCTTTTCCGTCAGTTGCTTTAGAAAGATAAGTAAACTGTTCAATAACACTATCTTTAGATCCACTTACAGTACCATCAACGTCAACAACAGCAACGTGAATTGCATCCCAAACTCTTCCACTACCATAAAATTCTGCAGCGTCTGCAGTTGCTTTTGGTCTTGCAGCAACAGATGACCATTTTAAATTAGAACCTGCATAAAGAGGTGCATTATCGTACCATGTTTGTCCATTATCAACTGACTCAACTACGCTAGTTCCTGAAGTTCCAATAGTTACAGAATCTGCTGCAGCAAACATTTGTCCCATAGAAGGGTTGTTTACATAAGTATCGCTGTTAGCAGTGTCTAAAATAACTACATGAACAACAACTTGACCAGTTGAGTTTTCAGTAATATCAATAATCTCACCTTTCTTAGAACCAACAGTAACAAATTCTCCAACACTAATGTTTGCAGTTGTTGCAGGAGAACCAGATGTAAGAGTAATTGATTGCTGAGGACCGTAATCAACAGTACAAACTTTTAATCCATTTGCCCAACTACCTGCAGTTTTACCTGCATAAATCCAACCGCTAGTGTTACCTGCATAAGAAGCATCGTAAACTTCACTATTAGCAATCTTAATTGGATCAGCAGAAATAGTTGCAACAGCAGTTGCAGTTACACCAGGAGCAGGAATAACAACACTTAATCCAGAAAAATTACTATAATTACCATACTGAGAAACTGTAATACCAGTGATAATACCAGCACCACTAATAACTAGAGTTCCTGAGAATGCAGTTCCTGCAGTTCCACCAGAAACGTTTACGTTATAAGTTGCAGTAGGATCATAGTTAGTTCCACCAGATGTAATAGAAACCGCTAAACCAGTAGGATCAGCAATAGTAATTGTTGGTGCTGTTGCATATCCAGTACCACCAGTAACTGTGATACTTTGAATTTCTCCATCTACAATTACTGGAGTTGCAGTAACAGTTGCAGGGTCTCCACTACCACCACTAATTGTAACTGTAGGACTAGAAGAATAACCAGATCCACCATCAGTAATAGTAAGTGATCCAGTTAATCCACCACTACCATCAAGGTTTGAACTATCTGCAGTTGCAGTTGCAGTTGTACCTTGAACAGCATTTCCAATACCAGTTGCACCTACAGGATCGACTGTTACTCCAGGAGCACTTTGATATCCATTACCTGCTTGAGTAACAACAATGTTAGTTACTTTACCATTAGCATCAATAGTAGCAGTACCCTGTGCAGTAGTTCCACCAGCAGGAGGAGCATCAAAAGTTACGCCAGGAGCAGTTGTGTACTTACCGTTTGTTGAAGCGTTACTAACGGTAACAGAACTTACTGCATTTCCAACTCTAGCAACAGAATTCTTAAGGTCATCATCATCTGATCTAATTACTGAAAGTGTTCCACCGTAGTTTAAATAATTAATAGCAGAAAGAACGTAATCTGCATTGTACTGATTTGGTTCACCGAAAGTAGCAATCAATTCTGCCTCAGAATCAATCGTAACTGGTGATCCTAATTCACCCTTTGGAAATGGTCCAGCAAATGCAGCAACGTTTGCAGTAGCAATACTTGCTCTGCCGTTTGTCAAATCCTTTTCCTTAATAACAACGCCTGGTGAGCGTAATTGTGCCATCTGTGTCTCCTAACAAATATGTCGAATATATCTAAGATTATTTATTATTTCGATACCTTCAAAGGGGGAAACAATGCATGAACACTCTACCAGTCAGGATACTCCCATTTTGTAGTACATTGTTTTCTAGATTTTATAACTCTAATTTTTGTACATTCTTTACACTCGTAAGAGTATGCTGATGGGAATCCTTTTTTGTTTTTACGTATTAAATAAAAGTCAGTTAATAAATCTTTTTTCTTATTACAGGTACGACATTTTCTTTCATTAAACAGTAAATGTCCTAATTCAAATTCTTCATCAAATTCCATTACTTTTCAGCAGCATACAAAGCAAATGTAGATGTGGTTATAACAGTCATCATATTAGCAATGTGTTGTTTAGTTTCTGAATCACATGTTCTTCCAGGCATTAAACACCCATGTATAGTTGCTGCTACTATTAATAACTG